TTTATAGTTGTTGTTCTTAGTTGTGGGTTGGTGTTTCTAATGATTGCCCATCTGCTTTTTCTTTTACCTGACTTATCAGGTTCTTGTAGTAAGGCTCTTCTAAAAATTTCTATACTGCAAGCAACAGACTTGCCACTACCAACTGGACCTCTGATGCCACGAAAAAATGTATTGTCTTTCATAAAAGCCTTTAAGACTTCGCCATCAGGTTTGTATTTAAATTGTATCAATTTTAGTATTAACTCCAACTCTCAACAAAGAGTCAACTGTCTCAGGACCTATAACAGATATAACTTTATCTGCTTCTCTATCAGTGCAAAATTGTTCAGGATGATACTTCAGGTGTACCCTCTTTACAACTTCACGGAGTATTCTTCTCTCTTCAGGTTTTAGTGTGTGCAGAAACATTAGAAAGGAATCTCAGCTTCATCAGATTCTATTTGCTTAATATAATTTTTGTAAGCATCAATTACTAAATGTCTTCTTTGTGGATCTTTTATAAATTCATCAAACTCTCTTGATGTTAATATATCAGACATATATGCTTTAAAACCAGTGTCTTGATTTGCAGCAACCAAAACATTTTTTTGTTTATTAACAATTTTTTTAGCACCTGCTGATTTTTTCTTAGGTATACTCATTCTTCCATCCTACGAATAAGATCTATATTTTTTCGTTTTTGCAGCAATCTTTTTGGGTTGTTTAGATACTTGTTTACCTGCTCTAATTGCTTTTCGCTTAAGAGCCGTACTCTTGGAGTATTCACTGGAAGATAAAGCTTTAATTGCTTTCTCAGGTAGATAACGTTCACCAGTTGCTTCTTTCCCTTGTGTACTAGGTTTACCTGATTTTGTTCGCCACTTCTGTCTAGTCCATGCACGTAACGATCTCTGTGACTTTGCTAGTGCCATTATCTATAACCACCACCTTTTGCCTTATATTGTTTGGCAAGCATCTGTGCTTTTCGTGCTGACCACTGCCCTGCCTTGCCACCTTTAGTTCCTGCTTTAATCCTATTAAATAAAGCCTTCCTCATAGATGGCTTGGTGTAATTACCTGCTGCATTAACTGCCATTTACCTTTTCCCAAAAAAAATTATATACAATTATACAAGTACTAGGGAATGTATAATCGTATATTAATTACTTCTTTTTAGCCTTCATAATTTTTGCCTGTAATGATTTAGGCAATGTCTTTTGTTTAGCTGTAAGTCCTGCACCCATCTTCTTCTTTGCAGGTCTACCTCTCTGTGATCCGTATGTTCCTTTTCCCATTGGCATTTTTTCTCTCCTTTCTAAAAGTTCACGTTGTAATCTTTCAACTGTCTTTCTCGTTTCGTCAAGCTTTTTTCTTTGCCTTATTTCTTCGAGATATCGCTCTAGCCTTTGCACGAGCATCTGCTTTACTTGAAGCACCCCATGCCCTAAGCGATAACAATAATCTAGTAGGTTTACCTTTAGCATCTCTCTCTGGTCCTTTCATACCTGCCATCCTAGCTAAGAAACTTGCTCTTCTAGGATTATCGCCACTCTTTACTGGTGGCTTCAATGTGCCACCTTTATATGAGGCACGACCCTTAGCATTTAGTCCACCTTTAGGATTCTTTCCTTCTTTTCTTGTCCATGCAGGTGTCTTAGCCATATCGAACCTTTTTAACTATTAATGTTTGTAAGTATGGTGTTGTAGTAGTACACGTACACATTTTTACCCCCACCCCTACATCGTTCATACCTACATATATACTAGTAGCTCTACACATCTATCTATGTCAAGTCTATACTAACTTGTATCGTACCTGCAACTAAATTCATGGACTTCTCTATAGGCTTATACCCTGCTCGATCTAGTATATCCTTACTCGCTTCAAGCTGAACATACTCACTCTTAGCCGATTGACTTAGCTCAAGCATCTTATTCGAAGCTTTCGTAGCATTTAATCCTATACTCTCTCTCACTCTTTGTTGCATATACTCTTGGATATGTGGCAGTCGCAAAGTCTTACTGGCTGTCACTCTTCCAGACTCACCTTTTGCATATCCTGCTATCTCACTGGCTTTCTTAACACTGCAACCAGTTGCTACTATCGTATCAATCAGTAACTTTTGTCGTTTGGTAATTCGTAGCTTATCTAACAAGAGATCCCCCCTTACCCCCCTTTTATGAACGACAATTATTTACTTGTCAAGGGTATACACTAACACACTGATTTTACTTACACTATCCATCTTGCGATATGCCATGCCTAGTCGGAATTGCAAGAGTTCCCCTGCAACCTAAAGCATCAGTCTCTGAGTCGCTGAAGGAGCGACTCATTTACTGTGCAACGGATAGCAGCCCAACCTCTTCCCCTCATGCAATTCCTTTGTATGCAAGGCATTTTAATTCTTATAATGAGAACAACGTCTATATCGGTGATGCCATGGGATTGACCCATGCACACCGATATGAGATCTGTCTCGCCCAGATCTCAAACTCTTCAAGCGACAATATCTCTCTCTACGAACACTTCCTGACTCTGCGAGGCACACGTGGGGAAGCATACTACGCTCGAAAGTATACCATATCGGTAAAGGGTAATCCTCACCCCGTTTCGATGTAATCCTCTATGACATACATTTGTTCGGATTATCAGCTAAAGCTGACTGTCGCCCTTGACTCGATATTCCGATTAAGGGCATATACTTCCCCACGTGTTTGGGATGTATTAACAACAACATATCTAACCAAAGGAGATAATGATATGACAAACAAAATTACAACAATCAACGATATAGCTAACATCATTCTATTAGATACACCTGATACTTTGTTCAATGATGTTGACAACTACTTGATCGACAGACCACTAAATGCCGATGGATCTAAACGTCAGTCAACAAAGCAAGGTGAAAGGATGGAGAATCCAAAATACAACTTGGATCTATTTCTAATCTATGGTGGCATGGCTGTATCAGCAGCATACTCTCTAAACTCTGCCAAACAATATCTTGACAAGACTCAATACACTTACAATCAAGATGTTGAAAGATTCTCAAAAGATGAAGTCAGAGGTACATATGTTGAGATTGCCTATACTGTGGCACAAGACAAGTATGACTTATGTCATCAACTATATACACAATTTACCTCTCTATTCTCACAAGTCATGGGATATGACTGGGGTGTTGAAAATGGAAAGGTACAACCAAACTATGGCATAGAGTGGTTTCAAGCAAAGAAAGCCTACAAACTACACAAAGATCCAATGCCTACTCAGTCAAAGAAGAAAGTAACTGCAAAGGATAAAGCACTAGCCAAGTCCTAAAGCACACGAGAGGTAGGAGATTCATTCTTCTACCTCTTTACTTCTTCTTTTTCTTCCATCACGAATCATTCTCTCGCCCTCGAGGCTCGACAATGATATGAGATTCCTTCTCATACTCTGGGTAGGTGCTAATCCCATAGGTCTTTGGTGATGGGGATGGGGGGAATTGCAACCTGATCGTGTAATAGCGAGTCGTGATAAAATTCTACGATCGTTTTCAATCAACATTTTATAATGGAGAATCAAATATGATTTACGTTTCATGTATTATACTAGGTACTATTGGTTCAGTACTATCAATCATCTATGCTTATGAATGGTCTGGTGCTGATCCATATGTATTCAATTTTATTGTGGCATATACTATAAGCTTGGCAACATTTCATCATGGCTTATTAAACACAAGAACAAAGATAAGGAGAAAGTAATGGACAATTTCTTTCTAATATATTTGATATGGATAATATTCTGTATCATTTCGTTTGCTACTGTAATCTATTCACTAGTAGCATTTAACCCAATGGTTTAACAAGGAGGCAACTATGAACCATATGACTAAGATTGCATCACTACAAGACAGTGTTGCTCAATATAATTTCCCAATCAAAACAATACCAATGCAAGGTGTGTTCAATGATATGGGTATTATACATGACATTGATTGCAATGATCGTGTCATGATTATCCGTACTGATACCAATGAATATCTTGGTAATCATTCAACGTCATACAGACCAGTAACACATGATCGTATCGTTGATCCTATCATTGATATACTTGAGAGTATGAAGACACCATACATATCACAGATACAGATGCTTGATGGTGGTGCTATGATGGAAGCAAAGTTCATATGCAAAGACATATGCTTTGAAGATCCTCAGAAGCAAGACTACATTGCATTTCAAATTACTCTACGTAATTCATACAATGGTATGTGGTCTGTCATGATACAAGCAGATGGCTTGCGACTGTGGTGCATGAATGGGTGTGTGACACCTGATAAGATTGCCAACTACAGACAAAAACACAATGGTATATTCAACTATAACTTTGAACATATCCAACATTCAATCAATCTGTTTCGTGACAACGAGCCTCGCTTTCGTGAATGGAACAAGACACCTGTACAAGAAACAGATGCAATCAAACTATTCAACAAACTAACCTATACACCGAAGCCTACAGTCGATGGCAGGTATAGAAACGAAACACAGTTTGCTAACTTAATGCTGCTGTGGAGAAACTACAAGATAGACATTGGATCAAACAAATGGGGATTGTACAATGCAGTCACTCATTGGATATCTCATCCACAAAATGTCAGTAGTACGAACAAAACTGTTGTCGAAAGGAACAGTAAGATGCTAAACTATATGTCTAAATCAGACTCAATATTCAACTAATGGAGGTTACGTTGATAACTTATACTACATCAGAACTAAAAATGTGTGAGTCATATGCACGAATTGCACATCCTGCTGACTACAGAGAAATGTATGATCATATCTGTGATGTTTCAAAGCCATATGGCAATGAGCATCCTGAAGTATGGATCAACAAAATGACTGTGAAAACTACAAAGATATGGGAGCAAGCCAATGCTGATCTACAAGCATCAGCTATGATTGAAGATATCTTGTATGATGCACAGATCAAACACATGAACTTTAAGTAATACCTTGTCACAGGTAGTAGCTAGGTATCGCTCCTTGTACCTAGCTACATTAATACAATGAAGAACACAGTTAAATATCAACACAAAGCACTGATTGATCAGCTTGTGTCACTGAGAAAAGCAAGACATCTTTCTCAAGAGTCATTAGCTTTAGGGATTGGTGTGGATACCAAACTGTTTGGTCAATGGGAACGTAAACTTGTTGAGCCAAAACTATTTAACTTGCTGTGTTGGTGCGAAGCATTGCAAGTATACTTAACAATATCAAATGATGATGGAGAATTTTAATGAAAGAAATAACAACAACATCTAACTTTAACATGATGTTTTCTAAAAAAATAATATTAAGTGATCATGAATGGGTTGTTGTATCAGCAACAATCAAATATGTTTTAAAGAATTTATTAGATCCAAAGAGTGAGACTGCTATGGATCTAGAAATAATAAGGGATAAAATAATCAATGCCAAGCAAGAGTAAAATTAAAGGCAATTATCACGAGAACTGGTTTGTAAAATTATTTAGTTCTTGGAAGTTACCATGTAAAAAAGTGCCACTATCAGGCAGCCTTGGTGGTGAGCATACTGGTGACTTAAAACTAACTATCAATGACAAAGAATATGTTGTTGAAGTAAAGTATAGAGCAGTAGATAAATTCCCTAGTGTTTTCAAAGTGTTAGAAGGAAGAGACATTGCTTTATACAAACGTAAAACTGGTGACCCAAGATGGGTTGCTATAATTCCTGATAAAATAATGGAGGATCTTATCAAATGATATGTGTCATATGTAAAAATGAAATAGAAAAACTTTATAACAATGAGGGTGTTATGTATTGGGATCAAGGCAATAGTGCAGAGCCAATAGCAAGTGGCAGGTGCTGTAACAAATGTGACCAAGATATAGTTTTGCCTCAACGTATTACCGATATGCAAATGAGATTATTAGAAGGAGGTAAAGATGGGTAATGTAAAGAAACAACTACAAGATTACTACGACAAAGTAGTATCTATCGAGGGATTAGAACGTCATGTGTCTGAATCAGAGGATGTGTCACAAGTAAAACGATTCATCAACTATCGCATGAAACCAAAGTTTCAATCAGAGAAAGACCTATGTGATGACATTGCAGTTGATCTTTGGAATGAATACTGGAGCAACTACAATGAAAGCACTTACTAAAGATTGGCAACCAAGCCAAGTAACCATGGACAAATACACGGAGGTAAACCATGACAGAGAAACTAAATACTTCAAACATTTCTACATTACGAACCAGTATTGTAGATCCAACTGGGATCAAGAGTATTGCAAATGGTGTGAAAAACAATTACATCGCAAACGAAATCGTGCAACGACACTCAGAAAAACCCAACGAACACACGAAGCAGATTCTTTCTACCATAGAATATTTACTGAACTGCAAGATAAATGAACGTGTCAACAATCAATACATCTTCTTCAGATGGGAGATGCCAAAGATATCTGAGGTTGCTGACAAATACATTGAACAAGAAAGTTCTATTGTTGCTGCTATGGAAAATGCTATGACAACTGCTGATGCAAAGAACATTGAGAAATGGATAGTTGAAGTCATGGTATGCACCACCAAACAATCAGCACTAACAGAAAAAGACATGGCACTCAAAGCACGTGTCTATGCAGACAAGCTGTCACATATACCTGCCGACATACTTCGTCATGCTTGTGACCAGATCTGTTTGAAGAGTAAGTTCTTCCCATCACTGGCAGAGATCTATGAGTTTGTTCAGCCACTGCTGTACTATCGCAAGTCATTGGTTGAGTCAGTGTCACAACAATTATTATCAGCAAAAGGAGTATGATATGACAATCGATAAAGAAGAAAGAGATAAAATTAAATCTGCATTAGCTAAAGTTACAAGCATGAATGTAGAAGATTTTCAAA